TATGGGCAACAAGCAAATCAGGAACTAATGTAACCGTATCACTTGATGGAACTACTAATTCTGTAACATTAGCTAGTGGAACTGTGTTCAATGGTACATCGGGTATACAAATAGGAAATGGTGGAGCAACAACATCGCCATTTAATGGTGGTATGGCAGAGATAGTAGTTATTGCATCAAGCGTTTCTGATACAGACAGACAAAAATTAGAAGGATACCTTGCACATAAGTGGGGTTTAACGGCTAATTTACCGGCAGGACATCCATATAAAACAAAAGCACCTACGTTATAAGGAGGACATATGACATATTTAGTTTTTGACACACAAGAACAAGCAAAATTAGCTTTAACTATAATATGGGCTAATATTCAACCATTAGTAGAAGTAAATGCTGGTACACATGAGCCAGTGCAAGAGAAAATAACAAAAGAATGGGCAATAGAACAACAAAGGCTTGATGGCAAATGGGTATTTTTAAAGCCAGAACAAGAACATATGACAAATGTTACAGGGTATATAGAAGAAGAATATAGCGAAGGATGGTTTACAAGCAACACCGCAATCCAGGAGGGTGGTTTATGAAGAAGTTTAAATTTGAAATTAAGGAATGGCAAGAGGACGGAACATTTTACGGTGTTGCTTCTATGTATGGTAATGTTGATTATGGTGGAGATGTTGTAGAGCGTGGAGCATTTACAAAGACAATAAATGAGAAAAAAACTATACCAATATTATGGCAACACAAACAGGATATTCCAATAGGAGTTGGGGAGTTGGAAGATACAGACAGAGGACTTATGATAAGAGGTAAGTTAAATTTAGAAGTCTTAAAAGCGAAAGAAGCTTATAGTTTAATAAAGCAAGGTGCTATTAAAGGTTTATCTATAGGTTATGATGTTGTGAAAGACAAATGGGACAAAGGAATTAGGTATTTAAAGGAATTAAGGTTGTGGGAAGTATCGGTCGTAACATTTCCTATGAACTCAGAAGCAGTTATTAATTCTGTAAAGTCGGTAGTATCTTTTCAAAATTTACCACTTGCAGAGTTATCGCTGGGATGGGATGGAACAGTAGCAGAAAGAAATGTCAGACTGTGGGCAACAGACAGTAATGGAGACATAAATTGGGAAAGATATCAAAAAGCTTTTCTTTGGTTCGATAGTGAGAAGCCAGAAAACTTTACATCGTACAAATTAGGGATAGCGGATATAATTGACGGAGAGTTGAAAGCGATACCTAGAGGAATAATGACAGCAGCAGGTAGTATACAAGGGGCAAGAAACAAGCCAGATATACCAGAAAATGATTTAAATAGAATAAAAGTGAATTTAGAAAAATACTATTCCAAAATGGATAAAATAGCACCATGGAATAAGTCAGAAAGTGAGGAATTTGATATAAAGATGGAAGTGCAGAGCAATAAAGAAAAAATAAAAAATATAATTAATGAATTAAATATGTTGATAGGAGAAATAGAAGTAAATAATTATGAATCCGTCAAAAATGACAATTCAAAAATTGAAAAACAAAAGCAAGAACAAAAACAAACAGAAGATTTATTAAATAATATTAAACAAATTTTTGATGAAATGCAAATAATAACAAACAAAAACAAGGAGGAAAAATAAATGAATGAAGAAGTAAAAGGGTTAGGGGAACAACTACAAAAAGGATGGGTTGAACTAAAAACAGCATTTTCAAGACAAGAAGAAGAAATGAAGAAATATGGTGAAGTTACATCAGAAACTAAAGGCATGATAGATAAAATTGAAAAAAGAATGGATGAGATAGAACTTTCTTTTAACAATAAGACAGTAGCAGTAGACAAAGAAAAGTCAAATGCAGGCGAAGTCGAAAAGAAAGGCTTTGATACATTTTTAAGAAAAGGACACATTATACCAGAATTGCAAAAAACTATGATTTCTAGTAACGATACAACAGGCGGATATTTTGTTGTTCCAGATTATGTAACTGGAGAAATAATCAAAAATATAGTAGAATATTCCCCAGTTAGAACAGTTGCGAGAATTAGACAGACTTCAAGTGATTCTGTGAAAATAAGAAAAAGAACAGGTAATATCACAGGCGGTCAATGGACATCAGAAATTGGAACAAGACAAAATTTAGGCGAAATTAAGTATGGTATGGAAGAAATACCATTACATGAATTGACAGGATATGTTGACGTATCAAATAAAGATTTAGCAGATGCACAGTTTAATCTTGAGCAAGAGTTGAATTTAGAGTTTGCAGAGCAGTTCGGAGTAACAGAAGGAAGTGCTTTTATATCAGGTAACGGTGTAGGCAAGCCAGAAGGAATATTAGTTAACACAGATGTTTTGGCAGGATATACAGCTAATGGACATGCAACTGTTTTACAAACAGATGCTATAGTGGATTTATTTTATTCACTTAAAACAGCATATTTAAACAATGCAACATTTATGCTTAATAGACAAACATTGAAGTTAGTCAGAAAGTTAAAAGATGGCTCTGGAAATTACATATGGTCTCCTGGATACGCTATAGGTAAACCTTCAACAATACTTGAAAGACCTTATGCAGAAGCAGTTAATATGCCAGATGTTGGAGCAAATACATTCCCAATAGCTTTTGGTGATTTTAGAAGTGGTTATATAATAGTAGATAGAACAAATATGGAAATGATGAGAGACCCATATACACAAGCAGGAACGGGAGTGACTAGATTTTATGCTTCAAAGAGAGTTGGCGGGCAAGTAATTAAACCAGAAGCTATAAAAGTATTAAAAATATCAGCATCATAATTTATAAAATAATAAAATAATGGAGGAGTGAAAAAATGAATAAAGATTTACATAATAATATAGCAACAGTAATGTTGTATGAGCCACAAAACACAACAGCAGATACTTATAGTAATTTAGTTGATTTACAGGGTGCAGAGTCAGTTGAATTATTAGTACATTGTGGAGCATTGACAGGGGTAGATGGTTCTAATTATTTTGAATTTAAAGTATACGAATCAGATACTACAGCAGCAGCAGATTTTACATTAGTAGGAACAAACGATTTATTGGGTGCTTTTACAAGAGTAGATTCTACAACTAAAGACCAAGTGATACAGAAGGTTGGATATATTGGTAATAAAAGATATTTAAGAGTTTTAATAGATGAGACAGGTACGATTACAGCAGGCATCGTAGGAGTTACAGCTATTTTATCTAATGGTAGACATCAGCCTTTAACAGATAGGACAGCAGTCTCAGCTACATAAGTAAACTGATACTGTTAATAAGAAGAAAGGAGAATAAAATTGTTTATAAAATTTCTTGAAACAGTTAATGGTTCGGATGACGGAGTTAACTTGAAAAGATTTAAAACAGGCGGTATCTATAAAATACCGTCTGATTTGTCAAAAGAGTTAGCTAAAGTATTTATAGAAAATGAATATGCAGTAGAGATTGAAGAAAAAGAAATAAAAGAATTTCAACAAATTAAAAATCTTGATTTAGAGGAAACGGAAATAATAGATATAGAGGAAATAGAAAAGGAAGAAGCTGATGTAAAGCTAGTACAAAAGGTAGAAGAAGTTAGAGAGAAGTCAGTGTTTAAAAGAAATTTTGGAAATAATAATAAATATGGTAAAAAGAAATAACATAAAAGGCGGTGAGGTATGAATATTAATTTAATTTCCGATACAAAAAACTATCCAGTTACTTTAGCAGAAGCCAAAGAGCATTTGAGAGTTGACTTGGGTGATGAGGATACATATATTACAAATTTAATAGCTGCAGCTACACAGTTTGTTGAAGAATATTGTGGAATATCTATAACACAAAAAGTATTAGAATTATACTATAACGATATAGAATCGGAGATAATACTACCGAAACCGCCTTTGATTACTTTAGACAAATTTTATTATTATGATGACCAATACAATCAATATGAAGTTAGTTCGAACGTATATAAGGTCATTACTTTGAATACGCTTGCGGAATCTAAAATAATATTAAAAAATGGAAGTGTTTATCCAACACATACAAAGTTTTATGGTATTAAGTTAAGGGTTACAGTGGGTTTTAGTAATACACCTACATATGTAGTACCAGAGTTACTTAAAACAGATATTAAAAATATTGTAGCGTATATGTATGAAAATAGGCAAATGGAAACAAAAGTTCCAGAAGAGATATTAATAAAATTAGATAAATATAGGTTGATACCGATATGAATAAAAAAATAGGCAAGTTAAAAAATGTAATATATTTTGAAGAAAACATAGAAAACAGTTCTTTGCAAGATGGTATGGGAGGTTTTGTTAGTCTATGGATACCAGCATTGGAAGAGGTTGTAGTTACAGCAGAAGCAGATACAACTACAACAGTAGTACATTCCCATGGACACAAAGTATTAGTAGGAGACTATATAATCAATGTTACTAGGAATAATGCAGTAAGAAAGGTTATAGATATACATGCACATGATTTTACTTTAGAATCTGCTATAACTGGACAAACGCAAGGCGATACGATAAAGCAAAGATTATATTCACATTCTAAAGTATGGGCAAATATAAAACCTAAAATACAATTACCATATAATGAGGAACAGAAAAAGTTAACATTTGTCACGCATACAATAGAAATAAGGTATAGAACAGATATAACAGCAGAAATGAGAATTAAATTTGGGAATAGATATTTTGAAATATTATCAATTATAAATCCAGACGAAGCGAAAGAGCGACTAGTATTAGAGTGTAGGGAGTTGATAATATGATTATAAACATAGAAATTAATAATAAAGCATTTGGAAAAGATTTATTAAATAATAAAGACATGATAAATAGTAGAACATCTTTATTTGTAAATAGAGTAGCACATGAGATGAAAGCATTAGCAAGAGATTATTGTCCATCTTCAACAGGCAGATTAAAAAATTCTATACAAGTTTATAGGGATAGAAGTAACAGTAGGGATACATTTGAAGCAACTGTAGGAACTTATGCAAAATATGCTAAGTATGTCGAGTATGGCACAGGTATTTATTTTAGCCAAGGTTTAGGCAGACAAACACCGTGGTGGTATAAGGACGAAAATGGTAATTTTTTCAGAACAAGAGGACAAAGACCACAATTCTTTATGACTAGAGCTTTTCAACATGGTAGCCAATTGAGAGTTTTAGAGTATTATGCAAGGCAGGTGTTTAGATAATGGTAGCTACAAAAAGTATATTGACTTCACTATATAGTAAATTAACATCTGATAATACATTGATGAGTAAAATATCTGGAGTTTATAATTATGTTCCACAAAATCAACCATTTCCGTATATAGTCATGGGGGATTCAGATATTACTGAAACTAAATTTAATACATTTGGTAGAAGAGGTAAGGAAACTAGAATATTTTTACATATTTATTCAATTAGCAAAGGAGATAGAGAAGTGTTAGAAATAACAGAGGTTGTAGATACTTTGTTAGATTGGCAAACATTAAGTATAAATAACAATACTCATATAGTTACATCATTTGAAAATTTAAATTTATTTACCGAAAGGGACGATAAACAGCAGATAAAAGCTAGACATGCGGTAGTCGAATATCGAGTAATAACGCAGGAGAATTAAATTTATGGATAATGAAAAGATAATAAATGCAATAGTGATAGTATTACAAAATATTTATTTCGATAATGTTGATATAGCAGAAAGACAATTAATATCGGCAAGAGATTTATTAGAATCAGTAATGATTAATTTAGCTAAAGATAAAAAATGCACACATCCAAAAGATGTTTTAAAAAATTTAACATCTATGGGTGACACGGAGAAAACAGAGCAGTGTATGGTGTGTGGAGAAATAATAAAGAGTGAATTTTAGTGGGGTGTGAAATATGCCAGCATTAGCAGGAAAGGGAATTTTAGTTAGAGTATCAACAGATGATGTATCATATAACACTGTAGCAGGCTTAAATGACGCTTCAGCAAGCATAGATGGAGATAATCAAGACATAACAGCATTTACAGATACTTACATATCGAGATTACAAGGATTAAAAGATGTATCTTATTCTTTATCCGGTTATTTTGACTCAGCAGATACAACAGGACAATTAGCAATACGCTCCTCTCTAGTTGGTAATACAACATTGTACATTAGATTTTTATATAATGGTACTAATGGTTATAAACAACAAGTCAAAGTATCTTCATTTGAAGTATCTGCTTCAGTAGATGGAATATCAGAAGTTAGTATAGAATTAGAAGGTACAGATGTAATAACAATAGTTTAATATTTAGGGGGTATAACATATGCCAGCTTTAGCAGGAAAAGGATTAGTGATACAAGTTGCAACAACATCAGGTGGTACATACAATACAGTAGTTGGGATGAATGATGCTTCAATGTCAATAGACGGTGATAATCAAGATATAACGGCTTTTGGCGATAGTTATATAGCAAGAATACAAGGTTTAAAAGATGTATCTTATTCACTATCAGGTTATTTTGACGCAACAGATACAACAGGACAGATTAGAATAAGAACAGCATTGCTTAATGACAGTGAATTGCATGTTAAATTTTTACCAGACGGTACTAACGGATTTAGACAGCAAGTGAGAGTATCTTCTTTTGAAATGTCAGGTTCGGTAGACGGTATAGTAGAAGTATCAATAGAGTTAGAAGGTACAGGAGCAATTGCAGCAGTGCCTTAATATAATTAATTATAAGGTGGTGATATAACATGGCTGCAATAGCAGGTAAAAGAGCAAAAGTATTATTAACAGGTACAGGAATAGCAATGACAGGTGAAGCTACAACAACATCAGATAATAAAAACTATCAAATTACAAATACAGTTAAAAGAATATTATCACAAAATGGTACAGTTGTAGTAAAAAACAGTGGAACAGTGGTATCATCAGGATATACATTAAATAGATTAAATGGTACAGTAACATTTGCAACAGCTACAACAAGAACAATAACTGTAGATGCAACGTATTTACCTACAGTGGAAGCAATAAATGCTTTTGATTGTAGTTACAGTATAGATGCAGATAATCAAGATGTAACTGTATTTAGTAAAGATTATATAGTTAGAGAACAAGGTTTGATTGATTTTTCAGGTAGTTTAACTCAATATAGTATAGATAGTACATATCAAAATATACTTACAGCAGGCAATCCTGTAGTACTAGAAATATCATCAAATAGAAGCTCATCATATGATATAAGAGCTTGGGTAATACTATCAAGCGTCGAAGAATCAGGTTCTGTAGACGGTATAATGGAAGAAGCATTAGAGTTTGAAGGTACAGTAGACGCAGATAGAAGAAGTATAACATTAACATAAAATAATAAT